TAGGCAACGGTGAGTCCAGGAACATCTTTCCAATACAAAATTTGAAAGGCAAGGGCGTGGTGTATGGGTGTAATGCCATATACAGGGATCACCCTGTGCTGTGCGACCACATCGTGGCCGTGGGACCAGAGATGTTCCAAGAGCTAAAACAGTGGTATGGGTCAGCAAACACCAAGGTCCGCATGCACGGAATCAACGACATCAGTGACTGGAACTACATCTGTGACGGAGACAACGAACACGACGTGCCTGCTGGTCTCAAACTTTACAGGATATGGCGTGGAGGCGACGTCAAGAAAGGCAACAAGATCAAGACCAATGACTTCTCCAAGGCAAGGGGTTCTGGTTGCAGTGCAGTACTTCGACCAGCCAAACATAAGGTGTGGAATCTACGCGGACCTGCAGAGATGGATCACGGGCGAACGTGATCTCATACGCTGGCAGAAACTATAGGGTCTTGGAACTGCTGGCGTCCAGTTGGTAAATCCGCCTCATCTTGACACCCACTGACTGCGCGAACTTCTTTGAGTCACACAGGTGGCACACGTGCTTGTATTCGTTGGATGCCCTCTGCACGTCAACCCTGGACTTGGGCCTCATGAATATCGTGAAACAACTGTCGCACCGGAAAACGTATATGGTGTAGGTGCGTCGGAAGGTGTGGGGGACACCCAGTTTGCTCTCCCTGTTGTGTAACCTGAGGGTCTTGAGCGTCTCTATGAACATACCAGTATTTAATAAATACGCATAACAGATTATGGCGAAACTTACGATAGACACAGGAGCGGCGGGCAATCCGGCAACGGGCGACACGCTACGAACGGCGATGACCAAGGTCAACGCCAACTTTGATGAAGTGTACCAGTTGGTGGGCGATGGATCAACAGGATTGATCACGACTGCGATCACCAACGGTGACCTTAAACTGCAGGCCAATGGAACAGGGGTCATTGAAGTGGATCAACTACAGATCAACAACAGCAGTATTACACCCATAACCACAAATGCTGACCTCACGCTTTCACCAAACGGCACAGGTAATATCGTGCTTGACGCGGTGACCATATCTGACAACAAGATTTCAACCAACAGTTCCAACGCCGATCTGCAGATAGACGCTTCTGGCACGGGTGCTGTTGAGATACTAACACAGAAAGTAATAATGGCGAACCTGCCAACATCGGCGGCTGGTCTGGCCACAGGTCAACTGTACAATGATGGCGGCACGCTCAAGATAGCGTAATGGCACAACAACTGATCAACATAGGTGTAACGGCGGACGACGGCACGGGCGATACCATACGTGGCGCGGGCATCAAGATCAACGCGAACTTCACGGAGTTGTACGCCACCACTTTTGGACAGTCACAGTTGGGTCTGCTGGAGAACAACATCAGCACCACACAGAGCAACGCGGACCTGGTTCTGACACCCGCGGGCACGGGCGGCATCGTGTTCCCGGGCGTGACCATAGATGACAACAACATCCGGGCCAACAGGAGCAACGATGACCTCGTGATCAGGGCCAGTGGCACTGGCTCCGTTGTGATAGGTTCACTGTCATTGTCAGGCACGTCGATATCATCCTCTGACTCCTCCCTGGTCAACATCAACGAGACGTTGAACGTGGACGGATCGCTGACCGCCAACAGCACAGGAGGGCTGGTGGATTCGGGACCAGTCACTATCAACTCCACTTTGGATGTTGACGGGCTCACAACACTGTCCTCGCTGACGGTGTCCGGCAACAGCAGTTTCGCTGGGGTGACCACCGTGGACAACCTCACATTCAACGACAACATAATCTCAACATCATCCAACTCCGACCTGAGGCTGACTCCCAGTGGCACAGGAGTGGTAAACGTTTCAAACCTCACAATAGATTCCAGCATTAACTTCACCGACAACGTCATCCGTGTGATCAACTCCGACTCGGACCTAGAGCTGTCTGGCAACGGCTCAGGCGTGGTCAGGATCAGCAAGGTAGACATAGGCCAGGGAACCATAGACAACACAGTAATAGGAGGTGCCACACCGGCGTCAGGCACATTCTCATCACTGGGATTCCACACCGCCAGCACTGCCACGCTGAACACCACGGGCATAACGATAACGGACAACAAGATCACCACCACCAGGAGCGACGAGTCACTGTCATTTTTCGCAAGTGGCACAGGACACGTGAAGATCAACGGATTCCAACTGCCCAACACGGATGGATTCGGCGGACAACTGCTGAGGACGGACGGCGCCAAGATCATCACTTGGGAGAACACACCACCATTCGTGGTCTCCAACACGGACGTGCAGGACGCGACCGCCACGGTGCTGGGCGCGAGTTCTGCCGTACAGGTCATAGATTCATGGTCCGCTTCCACCTACCGTAGCGTCAAGTACCACATACAGGTGTCGGACACCACCGCGGACAGGTACAGCCTCACGGAGGCCAACGTAACACACGACGGATCCACGGCCTACATCAGCACATTTGGCAGGTCGGGCAACGGGGTGGGTGATGGCTCCACCGCGTACGAGCCCCTGCAACTGTCAGTAGATGTATCGGGCGGCAACGTAAGGTTGCTAGGAACAGTAAATAACACAAATGACCAGGTGGTAAAACTGGTCAAACGAGTGATCGAGGTTTAAACATGGCACAACAGACACTGAACGTAGGGAGCAACGCCAATGATGGAACAGGCGACAATCTGCGTGTGGCCATGCAGAAGGTCAACGACATGTTCACGGAACTGTACCTATCGCCGCTGTCGGGCGGAGACCTAGATTTCTCCGGCAACGAGATCAGGGCCACCAGGAGCAACGATGACATAGTTTTCAAGCCAGCGGGCACGGGTGCGGTGTCCATGCCGGCCATAAGATTCAACGACAACAACATAGAGGGCACGAGGTCCAACGATGACATAAACCTGTTGCCATCTGGCACGGGATCAGTCAAAGTCAGCTCGATCAAGATAAAGGGCACTACACTGAGCTCGGACGACTCCGCGGCCATCAACGTGAATGAAGATCTGCTCGTGGACGGGGCACTGAACGTTTCTGGCACCACCACCATAGATGGTGCTGTGAGTTTGGGATCCACATTAGACATTCCATCTGGGCTGACCAGCCTGTCAACATTGACCGTGACCGGTACCACCAGTCTCGTTGGCACGACCACCATAGACAACCTCACATTCAATGACAACATAATCTCATCCAGTTCCAACGCGGACATCAGACTTGAGCCAGGTGGAACGGGCGCTGTGGTCATAGACAACCTTACAGTGGACGACAACATCAACATGACGGACAACGAAATAACCACCACGCAGAGCAACTCGGACCTGGTTCTGACTGCCGCGGGCACTGGCAGTGTGGTAGTAACATCGGACGTGGACATCAACGGTGGCACTATAGACGCCACAGTGATAGGCGCGACGACCCCGGCCGCGGGCACGTTCACCACCATGACTGCCAACACTTCGGTCTCAATAGACGGAGTTACCATAACGGACAACACCATATCAGCCAACAGGAGCAATGATGACCTGGAACTGTCAGGCAGTGGGACAGGCACGATCACAATCAACGGTTTCACCTTCCCTACAACGGACGGATCATCGGGTGATTTCCTGCAGACCAACGGCGCCGGACAACTCAGCTTTGCGAATTTATCAGCCCCCACCACGCTGAACCACTCCGAGATCGGAGACAGCACTGCCACAGTGGCTTCCTCAACAACCACTGTGATAGACACCTGGGACGCCACCGCATACAGGAGCGCCAAGTACTACATCTCGGTGTCTGACGCAACCAACAGCAGGTTCGAGATAGTGGAGGCCAACGTGGTGCACGGTCCCAGTGCGGACAGCACGACAGAGGCCTACATCAGCACCTTTGGCAACACCACCAACCACACGGATCCGCTGGCCACGTATACAGTGGACGTGCTCAACGAGTCCGTGAGATTGAAGGCCACAAATATTACCGATGACAGCACGGTGTTCAAGATACAGCGTATGTTGATAGACCTATAATAATTACATTAGGTTTATAGAATACTCGATAAATACTCCAAACAACAAGGATATCGCACAACATGGCTAGACAGAACATCAACATAGGATCCAGCGCCAATGACGGCACGGGAGATCCATTAAGAACAGCATTTGACAAAATCAACGACAACTTCATAGAGTTGTATGGCACGGACGGTGATTCAAACACACTGGCCAACAACCTAGACGTCAATGGTCACAACATCATATCATCAAGATCAAACGAGGACATACGGATATTGCCAGCAGGCACGGGTGGGGTCATCGCTTCAGCAGTGAGAATAGCGGGCACAACGATCAGCTCTGACGACTCAACACAGATCACAATAGCGGAGAACCTTCAGACCACAGGAACTTTGAACGTTTCGGGCGCGGCGACCATCGATGGCGCACTATCATCTGGGACCAGTCTAACTTTAGCCACAGGTGCCACGGTCACAGGAATCGATAATGGGACACTAGCCACGGGCAGTGCCACGCTTCTGGCCACACAGGGCGCCATAAAGACATACGTGGACTCACAGGTGACGGCACAGGACCTGGACTTCAGCACAGACGATTCAACGGCACTGTCGATTGATCTAGACTCAGAATCTTTACAGTTCTCTGGTGGCAACGGCATCAACACATCAGGTTCGGGCAACACAGTGACCATAGCAGTGGACACAGGCACGGTTGTGACACTGGCTGACTCACAGGTGCTGACCAACAAGACACTGACCGCACCCACCATAAACGGTGCCACAATGACGGGCAACGTCACAGTGGACAACATAACATTGAATGACAACATCATCTCATCCGCCTCTAACGCGGACCTGATACTGGATCCGAGTGGTACAGGAGACATCAAACTCACTGCAACCAGCACGGACATAACAGGCAACGCATCAGTTTCAGGCACACTGAGCACCGCGGACATCACCACAACAGGAAACCAGACCATCTCTGGTTCACTGACCACGGGCACACTGAACATAGGCGACCTCAACATCGACGCGCAGGGCAAGATCACCACGGACACCAATGGTGACGTGGACATAGATCCATCAGGCACGGGCGCGATCAACCTAACAGGACCTACCAACATCACAGGAACGGCCACTGTCACAGGACAGTTGAACGCGGACAACCTGAGGATGGATGGCAACACCCTGAGCTCGACCACGGGAGGTGTGACGATCACAGCACCTGCTGGACAGAACGTGGAAGTAGGCGGAACCAATGTGACACTCATGGCCACAGAGGCCAACTTCACACTGATGGAGGCCACCACGGTGAGGGCGGACACCATACAGAACGACACGTCAGACGGTGACATCTCGATCAGCACACAGGGTACTGGTGTGATAGACCTCAACACTGCCACGCAGACCACAGTGGGATCAGCGGGAGGTGCCAACGCACTGCCGGCCACTCCTACCGGCTACATCAAGATCAAGATCGCTGGCACGATGAGGGTGATACCATTCTACGACGAAGCATAACAGCACGTAGAACATAGTCCGAAAACAGGGCAATTATGAAAAGACACCACAACAACAGAAGAGGAAGATCACCACGATCAGAGATCGCGCGTCTTGAAGAGTCCATACAGCGTGAAAATGACAAGATCGAGAAGGAACGCCTGAGACAGCAACTGGAACACTGGATTCGCACGCAGAATTCTAGCCACTGATCGCCAATAAATACCCTTGTAAGGAGTAAGTTTAATGGCAACACCAGTGTGGACTACCACGGCAGGTAAACTGGCATCTATAGACGAACAGGTAGCGTATTCCCTCCA